GAGCCGCGCAAGGGATATGTGACGAGCCTGACCGAGGATCCGTACCTGCCCCGGGTGTACCGGATCAGCCCGGACCGGTTCTTCATCGACCCGGCTGCCACGCACTTGGACGAGGCCCGGTACATGGGCCACTGCTGGATCACGGACCGCGACGACCTGCTCGCAAGTGCTGAGTCTGACAAGACTTGGGATATCGACGTGATCGAGCGCGTGGCTGCCAACACCGGGGTCAGTGATGTTCGCGACGACGTAGACATCGACCGCAACATCCCCGACCGCAAGGAGTTGGTGGTGTACGAGGTGTGGGTGCCTGAACTGCACGACGAGGCGGCGGAGTTGATCGACGCCGTGACGGATCGTGCGATGTTCAACGGCACGATCTACACGGTGGTGAAGGGGCAGGCTGAGAGCGGCAAGCCGGCGAATATGGGTATGGCCCGTGCGCCGCGTCCGTACTACGGGCCGAGGACCGGGCCGTATACGGTATTCGGTGTGTATACGGTGCCTGAAGATCCGTACCCGCTGTCTCCGATCATGGCTCTGATGCCGCAGATCGACGACGTGAACATGCACCTTCGGAACATGCGGTACAGCGCCAGCGCGTACAAGCGCCTGCTGGCGGTGGACGCACGCAACGCCAAGATGGCGCAGGACATCCGCGACCGCGAGGATCTGTATGTGGTGCTGGCTGACAACCTTGACCCGGACGCTCTCCGAACGATCGAGGTGGGCGGCATCACGGCGCAGCAGGTCCAGTACGCGGCGATGGCTCAGGACCGTCTGGACCGGGTGTCTGGCATCCACGACGCCATGCGCGGCAATGTGAGCGGCAACGCCACGGCGACCGAGGTGCAGGTGGCGGAGAGTTCCAGCGGCCTTCGGATCAGCCACCTGAAGCGTCAGTTTCAGGAGTCGGTGAACCGTTGCTTGCGGTCGGTGGGCTGGTTCATGTTCTACGACGACAAGGTGGTGTTCCCGGTCGGCGAGGACGGGATTGCCATCATGGGCGAGCCGGAGCCGATCTTCTCCGCGATGGCGATGGTTGGGGTGTTTGACGACCTCGACATCGACGTGGAGGCGTACAGCATGGAGCGGGTCAGCGAGGGTCTGCTCCAGCGCCGGTCGGTCGAGTTGCTTCAGGTCATCGGCAACATCAGTCAGGCGGTGGTGGCTGCCCCGCATGTGGACTGGAAGCAGGTGCTGTCGGTGGTCGGCAACGCGATGAATATGCCCAATCTGGGCGACATGATCGACATGCGTGCCGTCCAGCAGATGCGGGGTCAGGCCCAGCAGGCCGCCGCCGGCGCTCAGGGAGGGGCTTCCAAGCCCCGATCCATGCAAGAAATTATTTCAGAGGTTGAGGGCCGGCGCTGATGCCCCTGTACCCTTTCATCGACGAGGCCACTGGCGAGACTGTCGAGTTGATGTACTCGATGTCTGAGGCTCCCAGCATTGGCACAACCGTCGAGGTGGATGGCCGTGTGTTGACGAGGGTGGTCGCTGACTACCAGATCGACCCAGCCACGAACCGCTCCCAGTACCCGTATGTGTCGTCGTCGCTACCTCGCAACCTTGAGGGATGCACGACGAACAGCCAAGGCAAGCCAGTGATCATGTCTCGTAGGCATGAACGTGAGGTGATGTCGAGGCACGGGTATGCGAAGGAGTAGGACAGCGTGGCTGAACCCAAGGACGGCGTGACCGAGGCAGAAGAGCCGAAGGTCGAGGCAGAGATCGAGAATCCAGTCGAGGCAGCGGCGGAAGAGCCTGTTGCTGATCCCGTGACGAGCGAACCCCTTGGTAGGGACGCAGACGACGAGGTCTTGGATCGACTGTTCGGTGAGTCGGAGCAGAAGGAGGAACCTGCTCCGGTCAAGCCAGATGCTGATCTCGATCGGGCATACCAGATTCTCAAGCGCGATGGTGTGCCTGATGACATCCTCAAGTCCGTGTCCAAGGACACGCTGATGGCGTGGGCCGGCAAGGCCGGCAAGCGTCAGACAGACGTGGATGGGTACGGCAAGAGGATGAAGGCGCTTGAAGCCGAGAATGCCCAGTTGAAGTCCGGGCGCAAGGCTGGCGACGAGGAGTTGGAATCCTTCGATGAGGAATCCGACAACCCGCGTGGCAAGCCGGATACGGACGACGACGACGCAGGATCGGACGAGGACTCCAAGGATCCGCGCTACACGGCGCTGTCCGAAGAGGTCTCAAAGTTGCGCCTGCAACAGCAGGAGCAGCAGTTGCGTGGGCTGCAAACCCAAGTCGAGCAGGCCATCACGTTCGTTCAAGGTCAATACGGCAACCCGGTTGACGCGAACGCAGTGCTGGCCGAAATGGATCGTCTTGGGCGAAGCAAGCCCGGTACCTACCCAACCATGATTCACTTGGCGCAGGAGGCTTTCGCCAACATTGCAGGTCCGGCCCGGGATCCCCGGCGCGTAGGACAGCCGACAGCACGACCGACCGTAGGCAGGAACGAGCGTCCCACGACGCCCGCCGACGCCGAGGACGCAGTTCTGGAAGCACTGCTTGAAGGGCGAAGCCTTTCCGAAGCCAAGCGACTGACACGAAAGTGAGCCACAAATGGCCGGAACCCCGATTCAGACCTTCAACGACTTCATGAATGCGACTGGTCCCACCTACCTGACCAGCGCCGATCAGGTGATCAACGAGGCCGTCAAGAACACCTACGCCTTCAGCCGCCTTCTCAAGGAGAAGACCAGCGAGGCGACGGTGCAGGGCGGCAACGAGATCCGCGACGTGATCATGTTCGATGACGCATCGACCTACGATCACTACCTTCCCAACGACACGTTCACTTGGCGCAACGCCAACGTGACCGACACGGTGCGTGCGCCGTGGCGCTTCTCGATCGACCACATGGCGTGGACCGATCACGAAGTGGAACTCAACAGCGGCTCCGGCTCGACCCGCGATTACGTCAAGGCGCAGTACAAGCGTCTGAAGCGGATCAAGGAACAGCGCATGTGGACCTCGCTGACCAACGGGTTTGAGAACGACCTGTGGGCGACTCCGTTCGGCAACTACTCCAACATGGAGGGCAACGCCGGCAGCCTGCCGTTCTCGCTCGCCTCGTTCATCACCGAAGCCCCGCTGCTCACCAGCGTCTTCGGCGATCCCCGTGGCGGCGCTCCGCTGGGCTGGACCAACGTGATGAATCTGGACCCCACCAGCGAGAACCGCTGGTCGAACCAGATCTCGTACTACGACCCGGGTGCAACGGACCCCAACCTCGCCCCCGTGACCAAGACGGGCATCGAGAACGTCCGTGACGGTTCGACGACCTACAGCGCCCGCATCGGCGGTCTGCTGCCGGCCTTCGACGAGATGTTCCTGAAGTTGGACTTCCGTACTCCCAGCACCCGCGCCGAGTACTTTGAGAAGCCCTCGATGAACCGCCAGATGATCCTCTGCTCGCGCATCGGGATCAACAACTACAAGCAGGCTCTGCGTGCCAGCAATGACACGCTGGTGTCGTATCAGGATCCGGCGTACAACGCGCCGACCTACAGCGGCATCGAACTGATGTACTGCTCCAACCTCGACACCGCTGCGATCTACCCCAGCGGTGCAACCGCCCGTACCAACCACAGCACCGACATCGCTGCCGCAAGCACGACGACCGGTGCCACCGAGGAAGGTGCGTCGGTCATCGACAGCGGAGCGCGTTACTGGTGGGTCAACGGCAACTACCTGACGCCGATCTTCCACAGCCGCCGCTACTTTGAGAAGCACGAAGTGCTGCGTCACCCCAACCAGCCGTTCACCTACGTTCAGGTGGTGGACTGCTGGTGGAACCTGTTCTGCAACAGCCGTCAGCGTCAGGGCATCGTCGCCCCGATCAACCTCACCTGATCCTGAAACCAACGAATGGGGGCTGGGCAACCAGCCCCCACAATCTTCAACACAAGGAACCCTGAAACATGCTTTACGCTCCTACCAACAGTGACATCGGCGTTCAGACTCACGCTCAGATTGCCCGTGTCATCAACCGCAGCGGCGGCGCTCTCGCCATCGGCGATCTCGTCGTCACCTCCTACGCCCACAGCGGTGTCGTGTACCCCGCCACCACCATCGCCGAGACCCGGCTCACCCCGTTTGCCAACGTCGTCAAGGCCGACGGCAGCCCGGTGACCGCTGGATACCTTGGTGCGGTCGTTGACCTTGGCTCCTCGTCGGGTGCCAACAACACCGAAGTGGTCGTTCAGTTCGGCGGCGTTTGCAAGGTCAAGACCAAGGCTACCGCTGCGGTCTCGATCGGTAGCGTACTTGGTTGTTCGGACGACGCTGGTGAACTCACCACCGCCGCTTCGACGGCCTCGTCCTACCCCGCCGCAGTCTCGCTTCAGGCTCTTGCCAGCGGCACGTCTGTGATCAACGTGCTTCTGACCCACGACCTGTGGTTCGGTGCTGACATCTGATCGGTCCTGATCCCAACAATCCCGGCTGGCTGGGGGAAACTCCAGCCAGCCGCTTCCCATGCCCACCTTCGCACAGGTCAAGCGTCACGTCCTGCTCGCCGTCGGCGGGTACCCCAGCCTTGCGGCTGGTCAGACCAACGCCGAACGTCTGGCAGAAGTCGTCAACCAAGCCGGCCAGTACCTGTTCCAGCGCCCGTGGCGGTTCAGGGAGCGGACCAGCGCGTTCATCAGCCTCGTCGCCAGTCAGGACTATGTGTCCCTCCCGTCCGACGTGGAGGAGATCATCAGCCTGATCAATCGCGAGAACATCGGGTTCAACATCGAGTTGGTCACGCCGGACCACCTCCAGAACCTGCGCGAGATCAGCATCGACAGCGGCGGCCACGGCGTCACCTATGCGTGCCTGTCCCGTGTCGCCAACGCTGCCGGTTCTGCCCTGAACCCGGCACGCCTTGAACTCTTCCCTACCCCGACTGCTGCCGCAACCGACGCTCTCGCCGTGCGTTACCGCGCCGGTTGGGTGGAGATTGCCAGCGGCGCTGCCGACTCGTACGAGATCCCGATCCCCAAGTATTGCGACTCGCTCTTCATCCAGTACTGCCGCGCCTTCGGCATGGCGTATGAAGACGAGGGACTGTCGCAGCGTCTGGTTGAGATCGACGCCGGCCCGATCTTGGCCGGTGCGCTGACCAAGGACGGGATCCTCCAGCGAGACATCGGTCGCCTGCGTCCGTCCTACGAGATCGGCTACGGGGTGAGCATCATCCCGAGGTTCACCCAGAACCCGTCTTGAGGTAACCAGTGGGCGTAGCAGTCACACCATCAGCGGCGCAACAGATCGAGTGGCAGGTCCACCCGACCGTCGTCACCCAGTCTGGTTCCGTTGCTGCCGTGATTGGGCAGGCCGTGTCGAACTTCGCTCTGACTCAGGCGCAGTTTGACTCGCTGATCAATGGAAACGGAGGACTTCAGCCGACGATCCGCATCGACTGCGAGAACGCTGGCCGCACGCTCATCATGCCGCTGGTGCAGTTCACCGGGTCGGCCACGTTCCAGTTTCAGGTGCTTGGCTGGTCCTACAGCCGTCCTGCCGCGTCTTGGATCTGCCAAGCGGTGACGCACAGCCCGACGGCTGTGAATGCCAGCAACACGGCTGACGCAGGGACTGGTCTTGTCCTTGGCGGAGTGACCTACCGTGCGTTTGGCCTGCTTGGCGTGACCACAACTTCCGGCAATGACGGCGACGGTGGCGTGGTTCCACTGCCGGCGCATTATGAAATACTCCCCGTCGAGGGTCTTCGCGCTGCTAACGCTGCGACGCTTGCAGCGTCAAGCGCCATCATTCAGGTCAACAACTACGGCTGGCGCTACCTGACGATTCATCTGCGCCAGACTGCCACGACGGCGTACACCTGCAACTTCAGGTGCCTGTACACCAACACGGGCCAGATCTTCAGGTGACACATGGGACTGTCGATCACACCAGAAGCGGCCCGCACTGACAACGGATGGGAGTTCCACCCGACGGTGATGACATCGTTCGTTGGCACTGCCGCTTCGCTGTCCCTGATCCCGCCGTCGTTTGCACTGACCGACACCCAGTTCAATAACATCGTCGTCAAAGGTGATGACGGGGTCACGTTCCCATTTATGCCGTCGATTGTATTCGACACGTTTGACCAGAACCGGCTGCTGATCATTCCGTGCCTAAACACAACAGGCTTTGTAAATGATCTCAAGTTCCAGTTGATTGGATGGAACTGGAGCATCGGGGCGCAGTCGTGGATCGGAACGGCTATCACGCACTTTCCAACGGCTCGTGCAAACATGGCTGTAATGTCAGCAGGAAC